CGGACTTTTAGTTTAACATCGGACCCTTTGGTTTTCCATTTTGCAATCATATCTGCCCTGAAATTTATCTCATCAATATCCGAGCCTGTCGCAGCCTGTGTTTCTAGCATTTCGGTGTCTGAGAGTTTCGGTGAATCGTCGATCCAATGTTCTTCAGGCATCGCCCACACTGAGGAGGCCATGTCTAAAAAAGGTTCTTTCCAAAATGCCGGAGGCATTGCTACTTATTAGTCACATTTAGTCCCAACTAAAATATTATACATTGAGACAAAGAGTGTCTCCCAAGCAATAGGAATTCTGTAGGAAGTCAGAGTATGCCCTGTTGCAGTATTTGGAGAATTAGCGAGACACTCTAGAATCTTCTCTGTCAATTTAGGCCCGAATTCTGAATTATGCTCTAAAACTATATCGAGGAATATCTGATGAATATCAAACCACCGTATATTTCTTTGAAGAATTGCGTAAATTGTATTCCGTATTGCCTCAACGTGATTCAAACTAGGGGCTTTGAGGGCACGGGTTCGTTCAATCCAATCCCAAATAACTGCTGCCCATGGATGAAGTTGGGGAAATTTGAGCGGTATGGGGATATCAAGAAACCAGTCCCGCAATTTAAACGGAATAGACTCACGAACACTGCACCAAATTGTAATATTTCCAGATTCACTGTGCATTTCTAGAAGACGCTGTATCAATAGGACGGACTCAGTACTGAGAAGGTCTGCTTCATAAAGCACTAGGATACGCTCACCACGCAAGACGTGGGCATTTTCACCCAAAGATTCAACGATTGATCTTATATAATGTCTATCTTGAAGACTCATTCTTGCAATAGAGAATCCATTATGAATGAGCGATGTTTCATAGGGGAGACCATCCTTTCTGAGTTCTTCAGATTGCGCCTGTTCATCTGAAACCTTTGAATCAAGATGCCAACGTCGTCTGATTATATTAAGACATACCCCTCTTTGAAAGGCTACTTGTTCGAGACGTTTATGAACGGCCTCTTTTGATAGACCATAATCCTGACATCTCCAAACAATGCCCATACTAAGATTTATCATATTACAGACCTCTAGGTGCCGCAAACCACTTAATGTTCATTTCATATGAACCAATAGGGGGAATGGAGATTGCAATACCAATATCTAGATTTGATCCAAATAATGTTAAATGGGGACCAACACGCGTAGGAGCATTCCGAAAAACAATTCAGTTCGGATATGAAGAATCCCCGTTGAAATTTAATTCCCTTATTCTAAATTTAGAGCCACTTCGTATTGTTCAGATTGATTGGGAACGAAATCAATTGATCTTAGAAGAGACTGGAGAGAGGCTATTTTTAAATAAGTTAGAGCAATTCCAAAAATTGGCAAATACGTATATTTTAGAGAATGCAGCCAGCTGGCTAGAAGGGTCCGAACTATCTGATATTTATGGATTGCAGCCATGGTTAAAATCTCGTAGAATAACCCTATTTTTATCAAATGATCCTAAATTATTGACATTTTATACAGAATCGGGTAAATCAGTTCTTTCGAGTAAATCAATAAAGCCGGGAGACTTCATTCGTGCTGTAGTTAAATTGAATGGTATTTCTCTCCAAATGACAAATAAAGACATATGGACAGGAAAGTCGCGTATTCAACATCATGTATTAGAATTGTATAAAGTTAAGATTGATTAATCAGTGAAATGGATAGTGCCGTAAGGGATATAATTACAGAAAAGGAGGTCGATATTAAATAATATAAATTCATGCTTAGAGGATTATACGTAGAATATAGATACCATAAAATAGTATGAAGTATAATAATAATAATTAATACTGCACTGACAGGCAAAAGGGTTTTTAATATGTCACCCTTATTGACTCTTGAAAGTAAATATCCACACACTATAATTAAAACTAGTTCAATACCGCCTATGACTGTAGTTTTAAATGAGGTATCTTTTGATCCACTATCTGCCATTGCTTACTAATTAGAAATTATTTATTTTAGATAACAGAACCTCCTAAGATTTAGTTTTCATCATTTGAGAGAGCCCATCTGACATTTGCTTTAATGGTCCTTGTGTATCAACTGCGCGTCCAATGTTTGATGGCACTATCATAAATACATATATACACTCTAAAGCAAAAAGAATTAATACAGCCGGTATTAGTAAAGAGTATATTCTGAAATCGTATATTTTAAATTTAGGATTACAAGAATCACTCATCTATTCTCAATGAATAACTTATTTTTTGAATATTAAAGATGCAGCAAGGGCCGTAAGAGATATAAACAGTGATGCTGATGTTGCTAGGAGATAATACAGATCTATACTCTTTGAATCTTGTATAAACATTTTAAAATAGATGTACCATAAAAGAGTATGAATTGACACAATTAGAGCTATATAATATACATTTGGTACAAGATCTTTCTCTAAATCATTTGTATTATCTGGATTTCCAACAAGTTGTGGAAATAAATATAAGCATGCTAAAATTAAAACTATTTCGCTAACCCCTATTACTGTAATCAATATGGAACCTTGGGTAGCATCAGCCATTATCTATTTATAAAAATATATTTTCTAATAATTAGTAGTAGCCATTATGGCTAAAACAAGAAAACGGCGTATTATAGCTCCAGGTCCAAGAGTCTGTCATCCTAGATTAAAGCATACTGATGGTGAGTGTTTAACACCGGACCTTGTGAAAAAGCTTGGAAAAATAATGGGTGCACCTTCTGAATTAGATGATCGGCATCTTCGTCATTGGATGACACGCCGTACAAGGTGTAAAACAGAGAGGTGTTGGATAGAAAAATCATCAATGAGTACCGATGAAAAGACTAAGCTTATGAAAAGCTATTTTCGTCCAAGTATGCCCGATAGTTGGAATGAAGACCCGGATGAGTGGTTAGACAGTTTGAATCTCATAGATGTGATGAAACAATATGAAGAAGTCTATCCAACATTCAAGTTTTTCGGTGCGAATCCAATCGACTTTTCTGCACCAAACCCATATAAAAAGGGTGCTCTTGAAAAAAAGGAGTGTCTGGAGGATAGCATCTGCAAACTTCGGCTTGATACATTGACAAAGCAGGGTAAGACCCACTTAGGATTCATCTATAATTTGGATCCGAGTGATAAAGGGGGCAGTCACTGGATTGCGAGTTTTACAGATATTCCCGGTCATAAGAGTTACTATTTTGACTCCTACGGATTCAAACCGCCGCCACAGATTGCTCGATTCTTAAGATCGCTTACCTTACAGGACCCGACTATGAAACTTCAATACAATGCCAGACGGTTCCAATATGGCGATACTGAATGTGGAGTCTATTGTCTGTATTTCTTAATTCGCATGTTGGAAGGTGATGATTTCAGAAAGTTTTGCAAAAGAGCTCCAAGAGACAGCGATATGTTAGAATTAAGAAGGTGGTTATTTGCACCTAATAACTAATTTAATGCGTGGATACATTCATATCTCTCTTCTAATGGTATCAGTAGAGTGAAATGGATCCGATGCAGCAGAATCGTAGGCAGTTCTTCAGCGAACAGAATGAGCAAATGTTATACGGCATGCTAACTAAAAATTTCCAACAGCGAATGGGTGCTCAGTTAAATGATAAACAGTCATCACATCTTGGGAGAGCTTTAGAGCATTATATGAGTGAGGTATTTCAGCAAGCCCCGAACCAGCAAGTTCCAACGCTTAACAAACAGGTATTGACTTCAACGGCGACAGAGTTCAATGCATATTTACAGCGCCAGACGGCCCTTGCAACGGCCACGCCTCAGATGTTTCAGGAGACATCGAATCGTTACGAGCAGCTTCAGCAGGATCGCCAGCGAACTCTGGAGGCTCCCCGACCCAGTATTCCAGATTATGTTCAGCCGATTCAGTTGAAGGAGGATGATTCAATAAGTGCTCTTGACCTCTTTGAGGAAGCTAAGAAGCGGCGAGGTGCTGAAATGAACGCTCAGGCAGATGCCGAGATAGCCAAGCGGTCTGCATCAGCTGGTACACCCATTTATGCAGTTCAGGAGCGCCCTGACCCTAGAACCATGTTTGATACTCCGCTTGATTTAGTGGTGTCCGGTCGTGCCGATATGAACCCTACGCTTGCTGGACCCCCTCCGGGTATCAGCCTTTCTAGGGATGGTCAGCGAGGCACTCTTCAACAGGATTTACTCATTAAGCAGCAGGATATACAGACATACAAGGAGACTGAATACAATTTATCGGTTTATAGTGCTGATAGAAAGTGGGAAATGGATAATGGTGAAAATCGTTTTAATTTCAGTGTCAATCTGTATTCTGGCAATCCGACGAATGGAGTCAGTATTATGCCTAAGGCGACGGCCCGCTTTCGCAATATCGTGAAAATCGAGTTTGTCAAGGCAGTTATGCCTATTGAGAATACAGATATCATTCTTAGAAAAACAGATGGTTCAACATATAATACAACATTTGATAAGAATATCTTTGGTTATCCATTTATCACCTTGAATGTTAGTGAATTAGACACAAATAATTTTGGAACAAGTGAGACAATGGATAGTGCATTTGGCATACTGCAGTATGATGCAAATTGGACAGATAATACTGATTCAATGGGATTTACGTCATATATTCCGAAACATATGAAGTGCCAGCGTGTGTATTCACCCACACCGCTTGCAGCCTTAACAAAGCTCAGTATCAGACTCCAGCAGCCGAATGGTAATTTAATTAATTCCAGTCTTGATACTCTAGATATTTATGGAGCACCGCTAAGTATAACGGCCGATATTACAACGTACAATGGTGGCGCACCAAGCGTTGCACCAGGAACCAGTTACAGGGATTCTACTGGAGAATATATTTGGATTGACTGCAGGAAGTGGTTCAGTCGTTATCAGGTATCTGCAGGTGACAGAATTCAGATTAGAGGGCTTACAGGCATCTCAAATCCGACGGCGGCTCAGACGGATTTCTTGAACTATTTGCAGGACGTAAGTGGATTAATGGTAGTCTCGACCGCAACGACGACAGGTGCTGAATATAATAATGTAGGATATGCCAAATATATTATAGTTCGCAGTAAATTCGGTGATCCAACGACGGGTTCAACGTCAGCTGCACCGTTTGGTCTTGCGACTAACAATACTACTCTATCAACTTTCTTAAAGACGTTTAATTTCACGGGTGGGAAACTCATTAATTTAAGTCACCAGACGCAGCTGATATTCCGAATCGTAACGAGGGATTACGACTCAACAAGTCTTTTACGTCCAGATAATCTATAAGGCCAAGTACCGAATTAAGTACTTTTAATTGTGTGCAGTCGCATGGCGACTGCTACTATTATGTGTAATGATTTCACTACTTGTTGCCTACCCTGGAGTACTTGTAGTCCAGGTTAAAGGCCCCGACGAATAGATTCGTCATTCTAGCCCCATTCTAATTTTAAGACTTAACATTAGAATGCAAGCACTTTACTTGCTTGGGACAACTTTATTAATGTTCATTTTATTATTTGTTCTACAGAGTTTCATAAAGGAGGGATTTGGAACAAATGAGGATACAATGCATTCAAATTTCAATAAGATGATGGAGCAAAAATACAACAATGTTGGTGCTGCATTGGCTGTTAGAAAGCATGAGGGTGCTTTGGGTGGAGATACCCGTGCTTTATTTGGAAATGTTTCAACTACAATGGATAACCGTGATAAGGTAATTAGCACGATTGATAACCCATATCCTCTTGAAGAAAATCGGTCAGGCCTATTTGCAGTGATAGATAAATGTGAGAAAGTGAAGGTTGCAGATTGCAGCGCTTTCGATGATGCGAGTTTTGCAAAGGATTGTGGTATATGTTTGGATATTGGCACAAATTCTGAAAACAAGCCCTCTACTGGTGGTCTTGTCTTAACAGATGAAGATAAAAAGTATTATGGGGAGAAACCAATCCCTTCGGGCAGCTTCATTAAATCGTATGACCCGACGATTGGATCATGTCCGGCGAATCGTATGGTTTCAAATAAGGCCGAATGTATCCGCATGACAAATCAGATAAAATGTGAGAAAAATACAACATTTGATAATCCAGAGAGCTGCTCACAATGCTATGACAGTGAGGGAAATTACTTACTCTTAGATACAGCTAGTAAATCGTCGTCAGCAGGAACTCTGTATTTGATTGGTTCTGGAAATATTAACTTTAATGGCATCAACCGACGATTATCTAGCACAAATCCATCTACCTTCCAAATACCCAATCAAAGCGGCTTGACATCTTTAACACTCGTCCTTGAAGGCATTCCTGCACCAGAACCATACGATGACACTAAGATATATTCTATAAATGATGCAATCATATTTAACACTGGAGTCTATAAAATGAGAGAGGGCGCAGGCCAGCCTGGATACAGGCCTGATAGACAGGGTGATAGGCTATGGACTTTTCAGAGCTCAGTAAGTGAATATGAGATGCCAGCTCCAGCATTTATAGCTGGCTATTTAGCCTCACCTAATGCAGTAGATACAACTGATACTGGCTATTTTCAAATCGACTTTTATCGCCTTATTTTATCTGATTCTGAGACTGGTAGAAAGCCGCGTGCAACTGCAAGTGTTAAGTTGAATGGGATCGATGTTACAAAGATGGAACCTGGATATAGTAAGTCTAGAATGACATTGGCAACAAGATACCCCTTTACATTCGCCGATCAAGGAAGTCAGGAGGCAACTATCTGTAAAACGTCACCCTTTATAACTAAACAGGCCGCATCTGAATTCTTGAATAGTGACCCGTGTTACAAAAAGGGAACAGGGCCAGGTTCATATTCACTAGAATGCGCACAAAACATCTATTTAGCAAATGGCTGCACAGAAATGGGTAAGGGATATCCTAAATCTAATGCTGAAACGAGCAAATTGCTTTATGATAACGGTGTAGCATTAAAGTTAAATCAAATTGCCGATAAAGTGTATGCTATGGCAGTATTAACTTCTACTGGAATAAAACCAGATGGAAGTAAGGCTACCATAGAACAGTGGTCAGATGCAAGTGTGTTTTGTACAGGAAAATCGATATCAACACCGTGTGATATTCCGACAAAGGAGACGGGGCCGCTTTCGTCCGAGTGTATTACATATCTATGGGATAACAATGGGCAAAACAATACACTTGAATCTACATATGGTACATCGCTCTTTTCATCTGCATGGAGCTTATTTAACACGAGCTCAGAACCTACAACTAAGATAAATGAGAAGAAATTCTGTACGAGAAACGGCACAATGTCGCCGAAGAATCCTAATGGCACAGATAATACTCCAAATATGGCATATTGGAAAGCTAGAGGTGGTGTTGCAGGAGTAAAGGCGGCTATGGCGTCAATTCATTCTACTGCTAATAATCCGGCTCCACCTGAAGATCCGAATAAGGCCGCCGCTATTGTGCAGTGCTATGGTGCAACTCCTCGAGCCCGTAATACATATACATCTAACTATAGCAGCGATACAACAAGCACTGGTGTTATAAACTATGGCCCACGCAGAGATTATGCCAACCCTATTGTATCTAGCCCACTTGATATATCAAGAAGCAATGGAGATAATCCAATGGTCTATAAAAAGAGCACACCTATAAATTTCAATAATTTTATAATGGCTGCAACTCTTGGCTTAAAAGATTGGCCGAAAGAAAATACTTGGTGGGGCGGTGGCTCATTCTGTAATCCTGCATGCAATGAAATACCATCAGGTAACTGGTCTGGCGCAGGTAACGGCAAGGATAAGTCTCAATCATGTATTGAATTTAGTTACACGACAAGTTTTAATAATGGAAGTAATGCTCGCCCAGAATGTACCTTCTGGAATGATTTAGATTTCAGAACATTAAATTTTGAGATTGCCCGTGTGAATAATCAAGGCGTAGTTAGAATTACTGTAAATAGTGGCGGCAGACCTCCAGCAGGTTCTAGTGTAGTATGGACATCAAATCCTATTACGAAAAATAGCGATTTAAATGTCGACGTTTCATATTCTAAGACAGATAGGATTATGAATGTAAAATTATCTGGTGCACTAGACCAGACGGCAGCTATAAACAATGTTACACTCTACAGAAATCAACAGGTGCCTGGAAAAGATGAATGGAGTTTTGACAATTCATTTACTGGACCCTTGAATGTACCTGTTTTTGCATCTGGACAGGGTGGTAAACAGCCGTTTGCTGGTGTGGTTAAATATCTATATATTGGAGACCCACCTGCAGCAGCTACAGGTGGTGCATCTAGTTCTGGTCCAGTTCGTGGTCCTGGTCCTGGATGGAACTTGTAAGGCATATGCTGTCCGGCCCCTTTATAAATCTAGTAAAATTATCTCAAAGATATTTTTACTATATAATTTAGATAGGGAATGTTCGGAAAAATGTTCAAAGGGTTATTGGAACCATTTACTGTTACGCCCACAGAGAAAGCGGGTCATGAAGAACTTCGTTACTACTATGGCGATAAACGACCCAATGCTATCTATAGTGCAGGTGATAGAGATATTCCTCTTGAAAGCCCAACAACAACCTATATGGGGACAGATATAAATGGCTCAGTTAAGTTGTGGGATAATACCACAATACCCAAAATCAATCGTAAAGAGGCAACATTGAAGGATAAGTTTCTATTACCAAATAATTCATTATCAAATAATTTACTGACTGAAAGACAAACCGCATGTGAGGCACTTGGTTCAGGCGAAGCCGATCAGTTTGCACATCTAAGCGCACTTGCTGCAAATATTAATGAACGAAGTCGCCTTCGGTGTGGATGGGTCTATAACAATAATAATCCTGATCAAGGTCGCGGTGCATACGGCACAATCAATGGTCCATTTCAAACAAGTGCTAATGGAACATGGACATGGGATCTTCAGGCAGCCAAGAAAAAGTATCACACTGCAATCTGTAATCAGGTGAAATCCTGTGAAGATTTGAGTGACCCTAAATACACAAATCGTTGTGGATTCTGTAAGACGTCAAAGAGGGGTATTCCAATTTCAGGATCTGCTGCAGCATATCCGAATGATCCTACATTGACATGCTCGGCAAACAGTATTGTCATCTCTTCAAATAATTGCCCTGTAGCAGCGCCTCCTCCACCAAGAGACTCTCCGGCGTATGCCGCCTATGTTGCAAACAGACAGGTCTGTGATCCATTGGAAAATGGCACTCTTCCCCGCGACTGTCTCATATCAAAGGCGCAACAAGTATGTTCTGACAAGGGCACTTTAATAGCTGCTTTAAAAAGCGGAAGTGAGACGAACTATTTGGATACTTTGACACAGGCACAATCATACAGTGTTTATCAACAGAGGGCCGCGAATTCAATGAATGAGACCGCTCTTAAGACGGGTAAGTTAGCCGTCGGCGACGCTCTAAGAGAGTTTAAAAATGTTGCAGACAATGCAGCCTCAGCTGCAAATGCTGGATTGAAGGCGGCGGCGAATGACCTGTGTTTTACGAAAGGCTCATTGGACGAATATGATTTCTGCGCCGAGATTCAGCCATCATCAACTGGACCCTTCGTTTTGAACTGTTTGCAGGTTGCATTCAAGCGTGCAGGAGGACAGGCAACGGGCAGCATGTATCCAAGCTCATCAAATATAGATTCATGGAATTCCTATAATACATGGCAGGAAGTAAATACTGCGATTAACTCTCTAGCATCAAGCACTAAATCGACGGATCGTCGCGAACAGGAAGAAGCTATGGCACAATTCTATGGCATATCGCTTGATGATAAGAAGACACCACTCTTAGGAGATATTAATAATGTTGAGGTGTTTTGGTTTACACGTGACAATAATATAACAAGTCCAGGATCAACATACAATACCACATTTTTAGGTCGTCGCATTCGTTCTCAGATTCCAAGTCTACAAAACACGAATAATATACCTGGAACTATTTCATCTGGTGCATCCTTTGTATTTTTTACAAGGTATAAGGCGCCTTCTCAGATACCAATCAAATTAAATGTTACAGCAGATTCAGGCTTTGTTTTATTAAAGGATGCACCAATGAAAAATGTATATACAGGAAGTGGTACAAAGACTGCAACTGAATTTTCAGCGTATCAGCTACCAAGTATGAGTATTGGTAATCCTCTCGATAATTCGTCAAGTCCATGGACTGTGAATACTAATAATATATTAACTGGATACTATGTTGGAGGTGGTAATAATTTTTTGATACAGTTCAGTGGAGTTTCAACAAACTCTGCACTCGAATCATGTGGTTGTTATGGAAGACCAAATAGTAATGGGGGTATTCGTATATACAATAAAGATGAATGTGAACAGGGATTGAATGGAATTTATTATCCGAACGGAGAATGTTTAAAAAAGGGGGGTAATTCTTATAGCTGGGATTGTCGCAGTTTAAATTCAATGAATCCCTGTGTATTTAGCTTATCTACATTTTCTAGAGAGTCTCTATTTCTACTACAAGACCCATATGCACCCATGATTTCATTTGAGACCAGACAGAATTTTGCAAACTATAATTGTGACTTCCCGTTTTGCGATAAGCGTCTCGGGTCGCACAAAATGAAATGGGCTACATATGGTGCTACGGGTGCAACACCCGAATTTGTTGGCACAAGCAGAGATAAGAATAAATTCACATTGCGTAAGAGTTTTATGGCATTTAGGAGCGGGTCAGCAATTTGGTCACAGTTTCTAATAAAGATATATTCATTTATGACGATGACATACATGGTTCGCTTTACGACTCTACCTGGAAATGGAATAAGAACCCGACCCTTTATTCTCTGGGCATCATATCCAAATATTGATTATCCTACAATCTTTGTAACTGGTATAGGAGGAAATAAGGCCACAGTAAATGTTGGAGGTTTGATGAATCCGACGGGTGGAACGAATGCATATGGTGTAACAACTCCAAGTCTCACAACAAATGGCCCTACAGTTGGTCTCAACCAAACATATATAATCACTTTGAAAGCAATAAGAGGAACTGAAAATGACATTACAACACTAAAGTCTCTAAAGGTTGGCGCTGCAACTGTAAGTGAGCTTCAGAAAGATCCAAGCAAATTGAAGGAGTCGAGTGAATTATTTTGGGCAAATTCAAGACAGTTAGATAATCCAGACACTAGTTCAAGTCTATTTTTCTTAATAAATACTGATGCGGGTGCTATACAATACGACCTATTTTCAATTCAGATGTATGATTATGTATTATCTGGTGAGAATTTGCGCACGACCGCATATGATGCGTGGCCGCAAGCTACAACAAATGTTTATAGTTAATTTGGGGGTCTAAACTGTGCAGTTTGATAATATACAATGCCATTGGAAAAGATTGATGCAATATATTTACTCTGCCATCCCGAAAAGGAACCTTCCAGATGGCAGCGTTTACAGGCGCATTTGATTGATAGAGGTCTCCCGAAGGATAAGTTTGTCTGTATTGGAAAGACTTGGGGTGACCAATTAAATGAGAAGGTGTTTGACCTCTATGATCCCTTTCTTAAAAGGGGCTGTCCTTATCTCAGTTGGAAGGGACGGGCTCTATCTCTCGGTGAGATTTCTCTCGTTATGAATTTCTGGATAGGAGTTGATCACGCACTAGAACATGATTATAAACATGTGCTATTTCTAGAATCAGATGTATTCTTAAGAGGCGATTTTACATTACGAATGGATGAACTTATGAATATTCTAAATGATAAAACATGGGATTTTGTTAGTCTGAGTGACGGTGTTGGAACACATGCTGAAAGAATAGATATTCATACAAATTCAGTCTACGCTGCAACTGGAGTATATAAACCGCCGCATCAGTTCCCATTTCGCTGTACGGATAGCATGCTTTTTAGAGTTGATATCCTGAGAAAAATGCGTAGAACCGCCTTTCCGTTTAGTGAATGCTTGGATTGGGAACTGAATTATCAACTTGCAATAAATGGTGGCATTGCATTGTGGGTTGAGCCGCATTTAGTTGAACAGGGTACAGTGAAGCAGCGAATGATGACAAGTTTGCCTGCGTAAACGGTCTAAATATTCAAAGTCAAGATATATAAAATGAAGATTGCCATTCTCTTTTCAGGACGCATTTTCAGATTTGGGAATCACTATAATAACATAATGGAAAATATAGTTCAGGGACATGATGCAGACTTCTTTCTTTCTCATAGCCCTGAGCTTGATGAGGATTTAGAATCCTTCTGTGAGATTTATAGCCCAATTGCTCTTTGTAATGACGCTATACCTGAATTTGACTTTACACAATATCCAAATTATCCTGAATTTCCTAAAAATATGCGTAATATTACATGTATGTTATATAATAGGCGTCGTGTCTTCAATTTATTAGAAACTTATATGAAAATAAATAATATAGAATATGATTGTATCGTGTCATATAGATTTGATCTATTATCATATAGCAAATTAGATTATAAAATAGAACCCAATATATTATATATCCCTGATGGATTCGATTGGCATGGTGGAATTAATGACCAGGTTGCTTATGGCACTTACGAACCAATGAAACAATATATGAATACATTTAATAATATAGATAATATATTGCATAATATTGGTGTATTTAATCCTGAATTAATAAACAAAGAGAATCTATTATTACATAAATTGACGATTCAGAGACCATTATTTAACTATGAGATTATTCGAGGTTCTCATAGTAGAGTTATATGTAAAAAAATATGAGCATAAGTGGTCTAAATATTCAAAATCAAGATATATGAAATGAAGATTGCCATTCTCTTTTCAGGACGCATTTTTAAATTTGGGAACCACTATAATAACATAATGGAAAATATAGTTCAGGGACATGATGCAGACTTCTTTCTTTCTCATAGCCCTGAGCTTGATGAGGACTTAGAATCCTTCTGTGAAATGTACAAGCCGGTTGCGACCTCGAATGACCCTATACCCGAATTTGACTTCACAAAGTATTCATTATTTCCTGATTCTAATACAAACAGGCATAATCTAATATGTATGTTATACAATAGACGTCGTGTCTTTAATTTATTAGATACGCATATAAAAACAAATAATATAGAATATGACTGTATAGTATCATATAGACTTGACTTATTCTCCTATAATAAATTAGATTATAAAATAGAACCTAATATATTATATATTCCTGAAGGGTCAGATCACTATGGTGGAATTAATGATCAAGTTGCATATGGAACATATGAACCGATGAAAAAATACATGAATCCAATTAATCATATAGACGATATATTGCTTAATATTGGTGTATTTTATCCTGAATTAATAAATAAAGAAAATATATTGTTTTACAAATTGCCAATTCAGAGGACTACATTTGACTATGAAATTATTCGGGGCGGTCATAGTATATATATAAATTCTAGATAGAATTAGACGGTTGCTTTAACGAAGATTTTTTTAAGATGTGACATCAGTTCCGAAATTAATAGGCTATGTTCAGTCATACCGAGAGCGTCTGAAAGGTGTGAATCAATGTCAATATGGGGATACTGATATAGACTTCTGCGTTTTGTATAAGTTAATACTAGGTTGTATGCAGATTCTAGAGAAATATACCCGTGTTTATTAAGATGCTCGGCACCACAGAATTCCTTGAAACTAGCCGTTGGCAGGTAATTAAAGGCTTTCAAATCGGGTTCGAGCTGTTCTGTATTATCAGTATGTGATACTACTTTTGTTTGAATCGATGTCATCTTAAGAAACTCGTGAAGTGCGGTAAGATCTTCCTTCTTTGTGATTGTAAGAAGCATACTAATTTCCATTTGTTTATAAATAAATGGAAGCTAGTTGTCAATTTTTTAATTCGTTTTATGGGACTGGAACAATGTCTCCTTGTGGCAGACCCTTTTCACTTGCCTTGATAAATCCAATTGGCTTATCACCATATACATCATTTATGTCATACAATACGTAGCCTTCAGGTAGGCCATCGCCTTTCATTTTGATTGTATATCTATAATTATTCTTACGATAGGTGAGCTTTTTAATAGCGGGTCTTTCTGGTGCGACAGGAATCGTTTCTGGAGCGGCAGTTAATTCTACTGGCGCAGCTACAGCTGCAACCATAGGTGGAGCCACAGTTCTTTTTCCGAATCTAGCCTCAGTTTCCTTAATATCCTTTTCTAAAATCGGATGATAGGCAAAGTCTCCAATTGAATCACCCAAAGATAGACATCTATATGTGCCATCCTTATTATCTTCAAAATTCATTTTACAATCAATTGATACAGTTTTCATCAGTGTCTGAAGAGACCCTATAACCTTTTCCTTTCGTAGGCCAATCGATAGTACTTTCTGGTCACTTGTTAATATTATATATCTATCTTCATCTTGAGCAGGACCAGCGCCACCGGCTT